GGAAAAATCCGACCCTTTAGATTTGGATAGGTCGGTTGGTGATACTACTATTGGTCTTAGTGGTCAAGTTGCCAAGGACAAATGTTTTATTTTGTCTGATGGGTTTTATGGCAATACCCCAGCTCAGTGTTTGCAACATGTGAAAGATTGTACACTGATTGTTAAAATTGCTAATTTCCATGATCATCGAGGTATTTTTGTCGATGGTCACCTTGTTCATCATGATCTCTTGAAGGAAAATTATATTCTTCGTGTAGCTTTGGCTCGGTTCAAAAAGTTTTTAACTATTTTGAAAAATGAACCTAGAATCCCAAAACCTGTTGATCGATCTGAGAAGATGATATTTCAGATTTGGAAAAACGCTTGGCTAGTGCGTGAAAGGTTAATAAACGCACATCGCGATGGTTTTGGGCTAACTTTGGTTTATAAAGACCCTGCTAAAGAGCCTCGAGTTGATGCTCGAGGTAGGGGTTCAAGAGATTTCATGTGGTTTGTTTCTGTTAGTGGTGATGATAATACCACCACAGTTATTGACCTTAATGCAGATTTTTTTCTCGCTTGTGGTAATAGAGTGGATTGGTCTCTTAGTGGGGTTAACCCAAAGGAGGCTACAGAGGCTCAAAAGCAACAATTGGAAAATTTAAGGAAGGATTGGGACGCTACCGAGTTGGGTGTTACTGCTCAACGCGGTTTTGATCAGACTAAAAGTTCTTTACCAAAAAGTGTTTTTGGTGAAGAATATAGGTTGGAGCAGAAGGAAAAAATGGATAAACATTTAGATGAATGTGAAAAATTGTTTCCTGCAGAAAAATTTGAATCAAAAGATGAGTTTGAGGGAAAGGAAGTAAAAGAAATTGCCCCTGGATATTCTGCTAGTAGGTATGTGGCTGTTGCCACAGTTCCTCAGGTTCAGGAGGTTTCTAATCAGACTCAAAAGCTTTTGGATGTTATTCAACAACAAAATAAGGCTATTAGTGAAATGAAAAACGAGTTTCAGAGGTTACATAATAAAATTGATGCTAATGAAAGTACTCGTGTTCACTCTGCCGTTAAAGAAATGAGTTTTGAGCAAAAAGCTTCAGGTTGGTGGCAAACCGTTAAAGATACCTGGAATGCTAAATTGGAAGATTCTGAAATGGACATGTCCAAATGGCAGTGGTGGAAAGCCCGTTTGTGGTCCACCTTTTATCAAACCCTGATTTTTGTATTTATGTCCCCTTGGGATATTGCTGGTTATATATTTGGATTTCTTTATGGGATCCTTATATTGTGTCTTCCAGAGCCTAGGTTTATTAAGACTAATACGAGAATCGTTTTCCGAAATGGCATTGATATCTTCACTTTCATTCTTTATGGTATTTTTCCTGATCATCGAAATAAGTTTATGACTGGTAGTACTTTAACTCATCTTTATTCAAAAGTTTTGGGTGGCCCGACTGCTCCTACCGGTGCATTTACCCGTCGTTTTTCTGAGACTTTGTTGGCTTTCAGTATGGTACAGAATATAATTGATTGGATCAAATTGATACATTTGATTGCTTACCATGGTGAGGTGCAGTCTGGATGGTTTGAGAGTGAAACTATTTTCCCTGATGCAGCCTCATATTCCGAATATGAATCAAAATTTCCTAAGAAACTCGGTGCTTGTGTTACTTGTAAAAGTTGTAAGGAAAAGAAGGATTGTTGTAATTTCGACCAAAATGGTAATCATGCTCAGTTTGAGGCAAAAAAACAGAGAGGTAGTGGTTACAATTTTAAGGTTCTCTACGAAAAACTCCGAGATGACAACGTGATCCAATGGATTGATGAAGATAATGAGATTCAAACTTCGAAATGGAAGTATGTTAAAAATCAAGGTATGTTTCATGATCCTAATATTATGATTTTAAGTGTTGGTACCCCAGATCAGATACGACAACAATGGGCAGATATGCAACATGATGTTGTTGAGGAGTATGATAAATATGAATCGATAAATCCGGTTGCTGCTGCACCTAAGAAGAAAAAGCAGGTTGCTATTCAGTGTGATATTGAAAAAACTGCTGATCAAGGAGCTGGTGTTCAATTGGAAGCAAAACCAGTTGAGGTTAAAAAACTTGATAAGCGTGAGAAAGCATCTGTTGAAAAGAAGCCTACTGCACCTGAACAAAAACCTTCAAAAACTTTAGGCGATTCTTTGGCTAGAAAGAGTTATACCTTTTGGTGCCAAAAATTGAAAAAGCAGAAAAATGCTCAAACTTTCGAGGAATGGAAAAATGCTAGAATCCGCCTTGGGGTTTGGAAAGAGAGTAAACCTGAACCAAAAGTTGACGTTTCAGAAATTGAAAAAACCGGGATCAAGGAAATGAGGAAAGATAATATTGCCTTTTCTCCTGATGCTATTAAGAGACATTTGCGGAGAGTTTTTTTGTCTGTTGAAGGGAAAGCCACCTTTGTCGCCAACGCATGGATAAATGCTGGGAAAATTTATGTGAATTCCCATATGTTGGAACAGGGAAGACAAAATCAAGCCCAAATTCTTTTGGAAATTGACGATGGCCAATTTCGTAACATTGATATGTTGCAGTGGACCCAATGTCCTGCGAAAGATATGCAGTGTGCCAAAATTGAAAACGTGTCCACTGGGCCTGCTCGAAAATTGATCCAACCATCAATTCATTTGCCGGTTGCGTTATTTTGCCTCAATGAAAATGGGGATTTGGTTACTTCCCATGGTAAGATAACCGATATTGATCTCGATACCCAAACGTTTGGGTTTGATGGTTCTACTGAACCAACGAATTGTGGTGGTGTTTATGTCCACACTGGAACAGGGTCTGTTGTTGGTGACCATTATTTGGGTCATACTAATAAGCCCAATCGAGGTCAAATGTTTCCAAAAAACTAGAGTGCTTCGGAGGCCTTCGGGGTTTGTTCCCCTATTACCCCGAGTTTATCCTCGAGGGTCTCCGCGAAAACCAGTTCGTGTCAAATGCCTCCCGTGAAGAGTTGGATATGACTTTTTATTCTGGCACGATTGAAAAACGAGGGAAACGTAAGCCGCAATATGTGTTGGATACATATTTCGCGCAACTGTTAGATAAAGCAGGGGTTGACGTCAGAACCCTTAAAACATTATATAATCTGACTCCAATTAATTCTTGGTCGGTCTACAAGGATTTTGGTAAATATCATGTTAGACCTGATTTTAGTGGTGTTGAGTGGCACCTTCTTGATAATGGGGCCCGATGGTTGGCCCAACACAAACACTCCTGTATTCCCCGTTTAGCAAGAGCCCTCAATTATGATGAAGTTGTTGATTTGATTGACAAAACCAAGAGTGCTACTGCTTTTTATAACCAGTTTTTTAAGACTAAACGAGAATTGTTTGAACTTGAAGATTTTCGAATTTCATTTGTTAAATTTTGTTATGGTTATTTTCTTGGCGAGGCTTATTATATTCCTTGGTTGGCTATACAAAAGGAAGAGGTTCGCCCTTGGGAAAAGATACAAGATTTGAAAATGCGTAGTATTATTATTGGGTCCGTTTATACTTTGATTGTAGGTCATATGTTATACGCTGATCTTGATGCTATGGTTGCAGAAAATTGGTTAAAATTTCGAACTGGAATTGGTATGTCGATGTTTGACGGTGATTATGATTTATTTGCCAGAG